ATTAGTCGAAGGTGACGATGCTGTAGCTACAACTGCTTCTCCTACATATCGTATTGGTAACTATACCCAGATCGTTGGTAAGACAATCCAGGTATCAGGTACTTTGGAAGCCGTAGACAAAGCAGGTCGTAAATCCCAAAAGGCTTACGAGTTAGCTAAAGCATCAAGCGAAATCAAGCGTGATATTGAAACCATCCTCTTTGCTAACCAAGCAAGTACGGCTGGCTCAAGCTCATCTGCTCGTAAGATGGGTACTATGCTTGCATGGCTAAAGACCAACACATCGGTTGGTACAAGCGGTGCTGATCCAACAACTGCTGGCTCAACCACTCGTTCCGATGGTGTTGTTCGTACATTCACAGAGACCCTCTTAAAAGAGGTTATTCGTGAGGCGTACATTAGCGGTGGTAATCCTAAAGTGATGTATGTTTCGCCTATCGGCAAGCAAAAGACTTCAGAGTTTACTGGTATTGCAGCACAACGCTACATGGCTCCTGGTGATGCTCCTACGACCATCATTGGCGCAGCCGATGTATATTTGAGCGATTTTGGTTCTGTTTCTATTGTTCCAAATCGTTTCATGCGTACTCGTGATGCAGTAGTAGTTGATCCTGAGTATGCAGCATTGGCTTACTTACGCCCATTCCAAACTATCGAATTAGCAAAAACTGGTGACTCTGAAAAGACCCAGTTGCTTGCTGAGTTGACCTTGGAAATTCGTAATGAAGCAGCGCATGGTATTGTTGCAGACTTGAATTTTGCTCTGTAATTGATGTAGAATAGGGGTGGGCAAAACTCACCCCTATTTCTATGACAAAACTTATATCAGTAGACCAATCAGCTAAGAGGTTTACAGAAGCAGAATACGATGGCGAAGGTGGGTTAATTATCCGCACCAGCCAAGATGTAACCGATATAGTAGAACAAAACAAAGCACAATATAATGCTGGCTCAGTCCATGACAAATGGGGTGATCTTACAAAAGTTGCTAGTTTGCCTTTTACAATTATCGACACTCTCAATCGCAAAGGTATTATGCGAGGCTTTGCAGTAATCGACGAAAAAGAATTTAAGAAGTTTTTAAACGATCCTGAAAACAGATTCTTTCGTACAAGACCAGGCAAAGTATGACAAAACCAAGAGTAGTTGTATGTGTACCTTGTAGAGATCAAGTAATGGCTGGCTTTTGCTTTGACTTAGCCAAGCTCATGGCTTACGAAGGTAAGCGCAATAAAGTAGAAATAGAAGTAATGCAGATGACAGGCACATTAATCTTTACTCAGCGAGAACGATTGAGCGAAGAAGGCTTGAATTGGAAAGCAGACTATCTTTTGTGGATTGACAGCGATATGCGATTCCCAAAAGATACTTTGCAAGTGCTGTTAGAAAGAAATAAAGACATTGTTGGCGTTAATGCAACATCAAGAGTAGAGCCTATAAAGCCTACAGCAATGAACTTAATCATTAAGAACGAAAAAGAACATAGTTGGATTCATCTAGACTCATTAAAACGCAAGAGTATAGAAAAAGTAACAGCAGTTGGTTTTGGTGTGACATTAGTAAAAACAAGTATTTTGGCTAAGATTCCTAGACCTTGGTTTAATGTCATGTGGTCAGATCATGGTGCAATTATCGGAGAGGATATTCATTTCTGTATAAAGGCGCAAGATGCTGGTTTTGAGGTGTATGTTGACCATGACTTATCAAAAGCAATCGGACACATCGGAACAAGAACATTTGGATGGAAAGATATAGAAAATGGCACTCTCGACATACGCAGACCTCCAGACCACGATAGCGAGTTATCTGGGAAGGTCGGACTTAACAACACAGATACCTGATTTTATCCGTTTAGCAGAGGATCGCTTACGCAGAGAATTGCGTATTCGGCAGATGCTAAAGGTAGTCACAAGCCCTACAACGGGTGGCGATGCAACAGTATCTTTACCAGCAGACTTCTTACAAATTAGGGATATTCATATAGATGGAAACCCACTTTATACGCTTGAGTATATGTCTCCATCGGTGTTTTATCGCAACAGTCGCTCAGTTGAAAGCGGTGTGCCAGTCAATTACACAGTATTGGCTAGTGAATTTATATTCGCACCAAAGCCTGATGCAGTTTATACATTAAAGATGCTTTATTACGCTGCGCCTACCTATTTATCAGGCGCAAACACAAGTAATGTGTTCTTGGCTAACTGTGTAGATGCCCTACTATATGGCGCACTAGCAGAAGCCGAGCCGTACCTTATGAATGATGCAAGAATCCCTGTATGGGCTTCTTTGTATGACCGATCTATTGGCAATATCTCTCAGTCGGATGAAAGCGCAGAATATAGTGGTGTTCCATTACGAATGATCGTAGCTCGATAATTTAATCAAGGAGTTTTAAATGGCAGAATTTAGTAATTACCTAGAGAACGCATTACTAAATGCTGTTCTACGCAATACATCTTATACAAGCCCAACAACCTGTTTCGTAGGTTTGTTTACTTCTGATCCTACCGATGCTGGTAGTGGCACAGAATGTACTGGCGGTGCGTATGCTCGTATTTCTGTATCGTTTAACGCCCCTAGCAATGGTGTTTGCACTAACAGCGCAGATGTAACCTTTGCCCAGGCTACAAACAACTGGGGAACAATTAGCCATATTGGTCTGCATGACGCAGTTACGACTGGCAATCTGTTATTCCATACGATCCTAAACTCGTCTAAGTCGATTGGCACAGGCGATCAGTTTAAGATCAGCACAGGCGCATTGACCTGTACGCTTGAGTAATGCCACTTACTCTTGAGCAGCTAGATGTTTATGGCTCGATTGAGAATGTACCTTATTCATTAGATAATACTTTTTACGATGGCAAGGTATGTGGACCATGGACATTAGAACAACTTAATAACTTTGGGAGCTTAGATAGTCTCCCTTTTTCGCTAGATAGCGATATTTGGGTATCTAATGCTTGTGTTAACTTAGCAAACGCTGGTATTACAGCTAATGCAATTCTTACTGCTGATCCAAAAAGAACTCTTGGTGGACAAGCAGAAATACTAGGTGTCGCTACTGTTACAGGTAACGCAATACGATTAGCTAACGCTAATGCAGAAATACTTGGTACAGCAACAGTACAAGCCCTAGGTGGACTTACATTAGGTGCAAGTGCAGAGATTACTGCAACTGCTAATGTAGAGATTGCTGGATCAAAAGTAGCTTACGGATTAGGCGATATAGTTTGTACCGCAAATGTAGCTACAAATGGCACAATTATCGCCAAAGGCGAAGGCTCGATTAACGGCTCTGCAAGCCTCGAATCAGGCTCGACTAGGGTTAGATATGCTGATGGTGCAATAAACGGCACAGCGACCTTTACAGGCGATTCTATACGGGTTGCTCTAGCTAATGCAGAGGTTATTGGCACAGGTAGCATGGCTGGACTTGGTGGTATGTCTTACCAAGGATTTGCTGAGATCAACGCTAACGCTAATGTTGCGGTGCAAGGTAGATTAATTGCTAGTGCTTATGTAGAGATTAATGGTAACGCAAATGTTACTGCGACAGGCTTTAAGTTTGGTCAAGAGTGGTCGGTTGACCCTGCCGAAGATAATACATGGACAGTTCAAGAGCCTGGATCAAATACATGGACACTAGTAAATGCAGATTCAAACACTTGGACTCCAGTAAACGCTGATTCAAACACTTGGACAGAACAGAACTCAGGAAATAACACATGGCAACGACAAGGATAAATTTTACAGAATGGCTGCCTGACCAACCTGGCGTTGCTGGAGCAATGACAGAAGCCAAGAATGTATATCCAATAGCGAATGGATATGGCTCTTTGCCGTTAGAGGTAAACCTGTCTAACAATGCAAGCGAAAACCTAAACAACATTTTTGCTGCTAAAAAGAATACTACGACCCTTCTGTTTGCCTCTGGCGCTACTAAGTTATTTCGCTATAACTCAGGAACTACTAACTTAACGGATGTGTCTAAAGCTGGTGGATATAGCACAGCAGCAGAGGATCGTACATTCTTTACCCAGTTTGGTAATGTGGTTCTTGCAGCCAATGGCGCACAAAAGCTACAGGCATGGACTATTGGAACATCAACCGCATTTGCGGATGTAGCAGCCGCAGCGCCTACCGCAAAATATGTAACAGTTGTGCGTGATTTTGTAATATGTGCCAATACACCAACAAACCCAAACCGAGTATTTTGGTCTGATATTAACGATGAAACAGATTGGACACCAGGCGCAACAAGCCAGTCTGATACGCAAGACTTAGCCGATGGTGGCGATATTATGGGCTTGACTGGTGGCGAGTTTGGCTTACTGCTTACCGAGCGTTCAGTAGTTCGTATGTCATACATTGGTAGCCCGTTCTACTTCCAGTTTGACTCTATTGCTAGAGGGCTTGGTTGCATCACAGCAAACAGCGTTAGCCAGTATGCAAGTACCACTTTCTTCTTGTCAGACGATGGATTTTATAGTTGCGATGGACAAGCAGTAACCGCTATTGGATCAGAAAAGGTAGATAAATTCTTCTTTGCCGATGTAAACCTAAGTAAGCTAAACGAGATGTCCTGCGCTGTAGACCCAGTTAAGAAGTTAGTTATCTGGAACTACACAGACACTTTTGCAGCTAAAAAGCAATTAATTTATAACATCTTGCTAAAAAAATGGTCGTATGCAGAAACAACAGCCTCATACATTAACAATGTCTACACGCCTACGCTTGCATTAGAAAGCCTAGATGTATTTGGAACGCTCGACTCATTGGGTGTCAGCTTGGACTCTCGCCAATGGGCTGGTGGTGCTTTGCTATTGGCTGGGGTAACAAGTGCTAAAGCCATCTCCTTTACTGGCGCTAGAAAGACAGCCTCGCTAATTACTGGTGATTTTGGTATTCCTAATGGCAGATCAGTAGCAACCCTAGGTAAACCTATTATCGACAATGGATCAGGAAGCATTGCCATTGCATCTAGGGTAAATCTAGATAGCGCAATTACATTTAATACTGCTGTAGCTGCTGATAGTGAGAATAGGATCGGACTGCGTTCTGCTGGTAGATACCATCGAGTTAAGACCATTCCAAGCGGTTTATGGACATCAGCCCTAGCCGTTGATGTAGATATTGCACCACAGGGAAATAGATAATGTTTCGTACATTACCGAACTTTGGCTCTGATCCCCGAAATGTGGCAGAGGTTGTCCGTCAAATATTAAACGGCAAGACTAACAATACGGGTACAGTTACATTAGCAACTGGAAACGCTACTACTACGACTTTAAATGATGAGCGTATAAGTTCTGATACAAAGATTGTATTAGTGCCATTTTCATCGGCTGCTTTTGCTGATACCTCTCCATATGGTGAATTTCAAGATTTATCTTATACAACTTTAAGTGGCAATATTAATGGTTCGGTAACAACATTACCAGTAGTAAGCACTACTGGATTTAGGTCTGTTGGTGCAATTAGGATTAATAATGAAATTATTAGTTACACAGGAAAGACATCGACATCATTTACTGGATGCACTAGAGGTGATTTTGGGACATCAAATGCTTCACACAATTCTGGTGACTATGTTCATGGATCACAGGCGCAAGCATCTGGTTCTAGTGCAGCAGTAAAGCTAAACATTACTGGTCTTAGTAATGGCATTTCTTTGGTCGATGAATCAAAGATTACTGTTGCAAATCCTGGTGTTTACAATTTTGCTTGGTCTGCTCAGATTAATAACAATTCTTCTGGCATCAAAAATATATATGCTTGGATTAAAAAGAATGGAACATCTGTTGATGGTTCAAATGGTTTGGTATCTATTCATGGAAGCGCAAGCGGTATAGATGGACACGCTATTATTTCTTGGAATTATTTTGTAAATTTACAAGCAAATGATTATATTGAGTTTTGGTGGTCACCAACTGACCAAAAGCTAACTATTGATAGTTATGAGCCAATATCGCCAGCCCCAGCAACAGCAGCAGTAATTGTGACAGTAAATCATATTGCTCCACAGGCTTATAGCAATATTTATGTTAGCGCCCAAACCCAAGGATCAGCAACAATTACCCATTATGCCAACAGTACGGCAAATAAAACATACGGCTATATTTTAGTTGGATAATTCGTTAAAATTGTGGTATGCAAAAAACGCTCGTAAATCCACAAGAACTACGAAACTTGTGGCATTTTGTCAGACCAGGCTTGTAAGATATACTCAAGAA